TTCCATCCCCGCGGCCGCTCACTCTTCGGAGGCCGGACATAACCTTGCTTGGTATGGAATCCGCAGTGAAGGATGAACCGCTCGATCTCCCGGATCGTCGCGTTGTCTTCGTCGGTCGCCTCTTCCTCGGGGTTCTCCATCTCGACCCGGAACCCAGGGGACTCTGCCCGGCCCCGCTTGGTCGTCGCTTTCTGGGCGAATGCCCCCAGCTTGGTAATCTTGGTCGAGGTGATGGAGGCGAGGGGCGGACAGACCCGGCAGATATCCCGAAGCTCCGAGAACGTGGTGGAGGTTCGATTGCGGATCCCGCTGGCGTTGTTCCGGTAACTCTCGACCATAGCCATCGAGTCGATGACGTAGGCCCCATGTTCCCGCGCCTGTGCCGCTTCTTCCGCGATCCGGAGCATCTCCGCCCCGATGTGCTTGGTCAGCTTCTCAGCTTCCGCGTGGATCTTGCGGTTCTGCACAAACGCCTTCACCAGCGCCACCGGGCCAGGCCGGGAATACTGCCGCAGCGCCGCCGCCGTCTCGGCCTCTTTAATCAACCCCTGGTACGCTACCAAGTCGTTCGCCATTGGATCCCCTCAATGGCGCTCGCGGCGCTCCTGTTGCTGCTACCCGCTTACTACCGCCAGTCAGTCATGACAGCTTAACCACGCGAGAACCATGAGGAACACGAAAAGCCCGGTCACCGTAAGCAAATCTTCTAGATGCGGTCCTATCTCTATCATTTCCTCATATCCTTCGGGCCAGCCGCGGCCCGCCAGTGTTTTCCGTCCTTGGCAAATCCCCAGGTATCAGATACCTCGCGCAGCAAAGGCAACTCCTGTTCCGCCCCGAGCGATGCCTTCACCCGCCGGCGATAGGTCCTGTTGGCCCGCCGCTTATCATCCTTCTCGCCGCGGTTGAACCCTCCGGCGGTAACGCCAAACACTGGCGTATGGCGCACACTGCGAGACATGCGGTCCCCCTTAGATTACGAGTAAGACCTTCAATCGTAGTTCCAACTCCAGCCCCACTCCTGCCACCACTCAAAACAGTTATGATGATGAACATGGATTGGCCCGATCCACCAGATAGAGATACAGAGGCCCGGTTCAGTCCGGCTCCACCACCACCAGAACGGGGCCAGGCAGCGAAGGGATCTCAGGAGCCTCATGGTTCAAACGCCAGCGGGCCACGAGCCCCTCGTTTCGCGTCCTCTTTCTCTTCCTTCTCTCGCTGAAGCCAGACAATAGCCCTAAACAGATCCTTCGATGTGCAGAACAACCGGTACCCGTAATTAATCACTCCGTACAGGAGCCCACACACCAGCATCGCCCCGCCGCACGCCATGACCGTAAACCCAAACCACAACGCCAGATGATCCATAAACATACTCATAACCCCACCTTCAGCGCAGCGTCATTTCGATCCCGGATCCCCTTGAGGATGTCCAACAGTAGCAAGGCGGCCTCATTCACCTCCATCTTCTTCTCCGCCACGTAATCTATCGCGCAGTCCGCATACAGCCGGTTACGCCGGGCCGCATCGTCCAGCGCGGTCAGACGGGGGGATGGTTCCACCCTAATCTTCGCAGCGAACTCCTCTTTGTCTTTCCAGAAATGCATCGTTTGCATCCGAGTGGCGTGCGTAGAGCACTCTTCCCCGCTGAAAAACCGACAAGATTCGCCAGGTTTCGCATTGCAGTAGTTACAGGGATAGTACAACTCGGCATCGTTCACGGGAGCCAGCCCGATCTTCATTCGATGCACCGCTACAGCGTGCACACGCGCCACATGAGGGGCTATCACCTTCCCGGCAGATACGCAAGGCTCACCAGCCTCGGAACCGCAGTGCTGGCATGGGTAGTTCAGCGGATCGTCATAGTGCAATGCTTTTGCATTCACAGCAGCCCCTCCACGTCCGCAACTCCCTTGATGTATCCGTGGAGCCGACTGACGGCATCCTTGGTGCGGGTCGCCCTCTTACGGGCCAGCCGTTCCCTCGCCCGCGTCGCTCGCTCAATGGTGGCGCGGGTCTCCTGGAACACCACCATGAACACCAGCATCGCCAGACCCCAGCCCCCCACGGCCCACACGGCGAGGCCCGTCAGGTAGATCCAGTGGTTGACCACTACGCTCATGAGCCGCCCTCCTTGCTCGCCACGACCTCGATCCCTTCCCATCCGTCCGCAATCGACAGCAGGATCCCGCCCAGCATCTTGGCAGCGTCTACGTTCCCGCCCTTCTCCCGGGCCGATGTGACGAACTGAGGAGCGTACTGGCGCAACGCCGCCGCGCACTCACCGATAGCCTCCAGGCGCGTCTTCGTCAGGAGGTCTTCCGCTTTCTGCAAACACTCCGCAAACTGCTTTTTCGTATCCTTGTGAATCTTCGACATCCTCAACCCCTCATTTCGCATAGACCGCCAGCCATACCAGGAGCCCAAACAGCCCCATGGTCACCGCCATGATCCCCCGGAGCAGCCACCGTTCCAACAGCCACAGCCGGTACCGCACCGCGGCCACGTCCCGCGGGTCCGCCAGAAGCCAGAAGCTATTCAAGTCCCTGTTCCCTCCGCTGGATGCGCTCCAAGCAAATCAGGTATCCGATGGCATCCACCAGGGAATCCCGATGGTCGATGTCCTTGATCAACCTACTTCCTTTTACCCCCAGGGCCATAGCCAGCGCGACCTGTTTGGCGGTAACCGGCACCCCGAAGATCTCGCTCCAGATCGCCGCAGTCTTGGCGAAGTCCTCGGATGGATGCCCGTAAGCATCGTTCCGCGCACCAAGCACCAGCCGATGCGCCTCTTGGTCAACCGTCTCCGGCTGCACCTCGGGATTGTCAGGAACACCACTCTGTTTTCCTGACGCCGCGTCCCGCTTCAGCGTCTCCGCGGCCAGCCAGGCATCCCGGTCGCCATCGGTCCAGCATTCTGCTGCCTTACCCATTCCGAACCTCCTACATCAGCAATGCGATATTTGAACAAGCGTGTGACGCGGCCAGGAATATCGCGACGGCTTCAGCATCCCAGAGGTCCTTGGACCCGCCAGCAGGATGGTCGATCTTCCGCACCGAGCCCTTCCCGGTCCTCTGGAGCCTCCGCCATTCGGTATTGCGCGTCTCATACGGCTCTACCTTGGGTATACCCAGGAGCCGGATAGCGTCCTGATACAGCAGGGTCTTCGTGACCCGCGCCCGCATGTACTGATCCTGGTTCCCGAACCCGATGGCATCCACATCGGCCCCGGTCTCACTCGTCAGGACCTGCCTCGACTCCGTAGTCTGCCATGGGTCCATCCGCACCTTCACCACATTCAGCGCCTGGATCAACTGCTTGATCGCGTCGCGGACCCCGGGGTAATACACGCTCTTGTTGACCTCGTGCTTCCGGGTCGCCTGTTCCCCCTTGACCGAGATCAGCAGGTCTTCAACGATCCGCGGGACAATCAGGGTTTCGCCCCCCGCCTCTATCTCCACAGCGCCGGTAGCCTTGTGGTTCCGCCACCAGAACTGCACCGTTGGCCGATTGGTCGCCTCTTTCGGGGTCAGGCTGCAGATGCCGCAGCGCGCCTTGAGAACCAGCTCGGGATCATCCGGTGGCCGCTGCACGAACTCACGGTAGGGCGCCGAGGCCAGGAGAGACCCGCTGAGCGTCATATCGCCGCCGAACTGGGGATTACCCGCACACCGAGGGCAGAGCCACTGGGGAGCCTGCCCGCCCGCGTCCAGGTGGAACACCGCGATGGCGTAGGCGTCCTTCCGTTCCCCTCCGTCTACCCCGATAAAGTACTGATGGCCCGGCACCCCCTGGATATTCCAGAGGTTCAGATTGATGTACTGCACCTCGTCGCCGCCATCCCGGAACCGGCTGATTGTCTCGGTGTCCCATTCGGCAATCGGCTGCAGCGTCGGGTCCACCGCCTGCAGGATCTTCTCCGGGTACTCGAAGAACGCGTCGGTCGTTGCCATCGGCTTACACTCATAGCGCGCCATAGCGTCCCGCGGGTCCTTGCGGTAATCGTCGGCGATGGATGGGGTGTCGCGGGAGATGTTGGGATTAACCGTCCAGGACTCCGCTACATCCACGAAGTACCCCAGGGCGCCCCCGGTTTCGATGTCCTCTTTCAGCTTGATCGCGAACCCGTCTTCTGTCCGGGTATACGTGATGACCAGCCCGACCCACCGAGACCCGAACCGGGTCCCCGCGGATGACCGCAGGACCTTATGGATGTCTTCCGCGAGAGACCGCTTCTCGGAGTCAAGGAAATCGTCGGCTTCATCCATGACCCACCCGACGACATTCTTCCCTTCGAGCGACACCGACCGGGAGTTCATCGACTTGATCTCGACCCCGCGGGCAGGAAAGAGCACATCGTCCTTCGTGGCCTTGTAACCCGGCTGAGCCCGCCATTGGTCGAACGGCGGCGACTCTATCACCCGCATCAGGTATTGAGAGAAGAAGACGTTGCGCGCCATCTCCTCATTGGGCGCCGTGTTGATGCAGTGGAGGTTTGACCCGGTCGCCAGGCCAAAATGCCGGCAGGGTTCACCCGCGAGGCTCATCACCACGTAGGCCAGCCACCCAATGAACCGCGCCGAGAGCCAATCTTTGCCGGCCCCTTTTCCCCACAGAAGCACCGCCTCCTGCACCGGCCGATCCGCCCGCAGGATGTCAGAGGCGCGCAGGAGCCCGGCCCGCTTGAGGGTTTCAAACTGGTAGTCGAACAGAGGGGTACCGTCTACCGCGACGCTGAACTCATCGAGCGATAGAGGCTCAACGCCATCCGCCCAGGTCTCCTGGTTGGCGTCCGAGACGGCCTTCAGTCCCGACTCAACCCGGATGGGATCCAGGGATTCGGGACCGGACTTCTTCAGCAGCTTCCCAACCGCGTTCTGAAGCCGCTCTGAGTGATACGTATGAGGGGTAGCCACATAGTATTTACGACCGCCCTATGTGGCTCAGGCATTGCTACCTATCGTCCATCAGCGCCACCGTCACACCACCAAGCGCCTTCTCTACCCGGTCGTCCTGCAGTTGCCGGCGGTACTTCGTGCAGAGCCGGGCCGCCACCGCTGCCTGCCGCTGGGTCAGTTCATGCTGCGAGGCCAGGGCCAGCCCGAATGAGGCGTCGAACTTGTTGAACCCGGCACCATCCAGGGACTGCGCTCCGTCGCACACGCCGGCGAGCCTGCGGATCTTGGCGTGCAGATCCTTAATCTCCTGATCCGTGTAGACCACCGGGGACTTCTCAATCGACACCGGCGCGGCCTTCGGATCCTTCGGGCTCTTGAGTTGCACCGCGGTAACCGGTTCTTCCATCTCCAGCTTCGCGATAGGGTCATCCAGCGCCTTATCCGCGATGTTCTGCTTATTCACCAGCGCCTTCGACATCACCTGATCGAGCGACCCTTCGAGCACCAGATGCTGCACCAAAACCGAGCCAGTCTGTCCGATCCGGTGGGTCCTATCCTCTGCCTGCGTCATATTGGCCGGAACCCAGTCCAGTTCAGCGAACACCACATGACTGCTCTTGGTCAGGGTAAGCCCCACCCCGGCAGCCTTGATGTTCCCCACGAAGACCTTTGCCTTGCCCGACTGGAACGCGTCCACCGATGCCTGCTTGGCCGCGTCGCTCATGCCCCCCACGACCTTGACCACCTGTTCCCCATCCTCGGATAGCCCGGCGACCAGCGCATCCACCACATCGACGTGATGAGCGAACAGCACCACCTGCTCCCCATTCTCCA